TTTACAATTCTTCCCCAAATTTAAATGGCACTTATGGACCTTATCAGACAGTAAGTGGATATACTGGTATTCCTACTACAGGAGTTCATCTTCTTATGGTTGATTTAGTAAACTTTGTGCGTATGGATTTTACACAGTACTCATCCAATAGCCCTTACAATCATGGTGGTGGTTCTACTGGAACATATATTGGTAGACGAGAAAATTCAGCAACTGCAAGTATTTTTAATGGCAAAATTATAGAGATGATAGGATATGACCGACATTTAACTTCTTCAGAAATTGAAAATGTAGAAGATTATTTAAACAGCAAGCATGGCCTTGGCTTAACAAGGTAAAGGAATGATATCATGACACTATACACAATTAATCAAACCTATCCTAAAACTTTACCACACAGGATAGTTCTCTCAGACGGTACAACTCGTACTGACAACACAACATTTACTGATGTTGAGATAGCTGATGCTGGTTATACTGTAGCACCTGACATACCTTCACATACAAGTGATCAACAAGTATTCTGGAATAATACTGATTGGTATGTGCAAGACATGACAGGTAACGAATACGATGTAAGAAATTATGCTCAAGAGTTAATACTTGGTTACTGTCCTGAGTGGAAGCAAAGAAACATAACCAACAGGTCAATGGAGTTAGTTCAAAAAGGTTCAGATAATTGGACAGCAGAAGAACTAGCTGAGTATAATGCTAATCAAGCTATTTGGACTAAGATAAAAGAGATACGTGATGCATCTAATACACTAGAAGCTATGTCACCTATACCGCATGATTACTGGTTAGATGAGCATTGGCCTGAAGGTATAGGAATGTAGAATGACATTTAGTACAGCCCCTTTTTCAAGTACAGCATTTTCATCATTTGAAAATATAGCAATAGGAGCAGGAGTACAGGCTAGTGTGTCTGTTTCATCTAATGTTACGTCATCTGCATTAACTGTTAAGGATTGCTCTTTAAGCGTATTGCCGTCATCTTCGCTAACAATTTCATACAATAGGTTTAGAAATGTTGATGGTAATGTTGCGCCAAATCTTTTATTTTCAACGAGTTCCGTTGTGGTTTCCTCTGGGTCATCAAGTATAAACCCAAATTCTGCATTATCCACAAATTACGAAAGACTTTTATCAAATAGCAGCCAATTAAACGTAGCTTCTAGTATGTTGGTATCAGCTATAGAAAAATGGGAAGAAGATGCAGATACACCTGAAACGTGGGTTGACTACGTTAAGGCAAGCGAAACTTGGATAGAAGTGCAACCAACACCGGAAACATGGACGCTTTGTTAATGTTGCAAATTTGCATAATTTATGGCAATGTGTTGCCAAATAGGAGACTAAATAATGGCTGATACTACAACAACCACATATAACTTAGTTAAGCCAGAAGTCGGTGCATCTGAGGATACTTGGGGTACTAAAATAAACACCAACTTGGACAGCGTTGATAATTTACTGGATGGGACAACTGCAATAAGCCCGGACTTAACAGCGTTAAAGATTGGCGGGGCTACAGTCACAGCATCCGTCACTGAGTTAAACAAGTTAGATGGCGTGACAGCTACAACTGCTGATATTAACTTGCTAGATGGCGTGACAGCTACAACTGCTGATATTAACTTGCTAGATGGCGTGACAGCTACAACTGCTGAATTAAATTACGTTGACGGCGTTACAAGCAATATACAGACGCAGCTTGATACAAAGTATGTATCTACAACTCAAGCCGAGGCAGTTTGGGAGACAGGTACTAGCACAACTGAAAGCATTGTTTCGCCAGCTAAAGTTAAAGCGGCGATCGAAGCTCTTGCCCCCGATAATGGAATTGGCGTGGGCCAGACTTGGCAGGATGTTGAATCAAGCCGTACAGATGGTACTTCATATCAGAACACAACAGGTAAATCTATTTCGGTTGCTATTACTGGTTACGGCAATGGATCTTTTAGAAATTTTGAAGTCAGCACAGATAACTCATCGTGGATTACTGTTGGTCGCTTTCACCCAAACAGTGGACAATGTATGAACGCGGTAATACCTAATAATTATTATTACAGGTTTGCTAGTGGTGCTTCAATTACAACATGGGCGGAGCTAAGATAAATGCCATTAATACCGCTAGATATACAACCCGGCATTTACCGAAATGGCACTGAATTACAATCGTCAAATCGTTGGCGAGACAGTAATTTAATACGTTGGGTAGATGGCACTATGCGTCCAATTGGTGGCTGGCGCACCCGATCTGATACTGCGGCGGACGCAAAGGTGCGCGGTTTACTTACGTGGGTTTCTAATGACCAAAGCAGATACATTGTTGGTGGCACGTATGATAAATTATATAGTTGGACTTCTGCTGGAGTGCGCCACGATATAACCCCAACAAGTTTTGCATCAGGCAGAGAAAGTGCAGAAGCATTTACAGGGTATGGCGGTAGCTTCTATGGCAATTATGCATACGGCGTAGCAAGGCCAGACACGGCAAGAACACAGCCTGCCACAACTTGGTCATTAGAAAATTGGGGCGAGTATCTCTTAGCATGTAGCCCAGATGATGGGAAGATATACGAGTGGCAATTAAGTAATTCTACCCCTGCTGCTGTAGTGGCAAACGCGCCAATTAATAATGAGGCAATTGTTGTCACTGAAGAAAGATTTGTGTTTGCACTTGGTGCAGGCGGCAATCAACGTAAAATACAATTTAGTGATCGAGAAGATAACACGACATGGACGCCCGCAGCTACAAATGAGGCTGGTGATATTGAATTAAACACAAGTGGCAGAATTATGGCTGGTGTTCGAGTGCAAGGCCAGACATTGATATTAACAAGCACAGATGCGCACGTTGCAAATTACATTGGCGCACCATACGTTTATGGTATTGAGCGTGTTGGCTCTAGCTGTGGTTTGGTAGCTAGTAAGGCATATGCATCAGTTGATCAAGGTGCATTCTGGATGGGTAATCACTCGTTTTATGTTTATGCAGGCGGTGTAGCTCAACAGCTTGAAAGTGAAGTATCTGACTATGTATTTGGCGATATAAATCGAGCGCAAATTAGCAAGGC